GGGTTTTAACCCCTCTGGAAATCTAGGTAGCGATACCTTCTAACCAGTCAATTGGCTATTATCTCGTGAGATAATAGACTATGATTGCAATGTGGAAAAATTCGAAGTCTAATTGCTTACTTGATATAATGAAACAAGTATATTGGGTTTGTTAGGCGGGTGGTTCCCTATGATCTGCCGTCCCGAAAGGAACAGCGGAGTAGACCACTTATAACATCTTTAAATTTCTTGAGATCTTTTCAGACCATACAAGCAATGTCTAAAAACTTTTAAGCCCCCCTTCCTTAATTTTTAATATTAAGTTAAGAAGGACAAAATCCGTAATAGAAATATTGCCATAATTAACATTTACTCAACTATGAAAAAAAATAATAATTTAAATTCTTTTAAGTCTTTCTTTGCTAATTTCAAGTTATATACAGATGTCTATAAGGCTGGTTCTATGATCAAACTTTCAAATGAAAAACATTTGAAGTTAGTACTTAAAGAAGTGGGTTGACGTATAGTCACCCTCTCCTTTTTAAGTACTAAAGAAACTTCCCGGTTTAGAATGTTACATAACTTCGCCGCTCATCTTATCAAAATGAATAAGAATCACGGTGAAGTTTATACAACTAAATACCTAAAAGCCTCTCAATTAGCTATTCAGAAAAAGTTGGCTGGTCAACCTCTTAAAAGTTTAAGAGAAGTTGAGCCCGACTTTAACTTTCCTAGGTTATCAAAGAGTGGATTGCCATCTATTATAAAAACAACAGATAGATCATCCATCTGTAATTGTAGTTATTCTGTTATAAGGTTTTACTTATCTCTATTTTCTTTATATAGAGTTATTAAGTTACCTTGTCAACCGAAAATACAAACAATTACTGATAACTTCGGGGGGAACTTACAAGGTTTAAGTACTTTCAACTTATGATTAGGTATACACACTAATCATTTTGTTAAGAAATTCCTTAATACCTCGCTAAAGGATTTGAAGTGTTCTCGGATTCTTCCGATAATAAAATCATCTCCCCAAGGTCCTTTAAGTTATCGTCACTTATTCTCTTCTTACTTTACATTGAAATACGTTAACACTTCAGTTTTCGATTCGATGAAGAAGTGGATCAGTTTAACAAAATCATCTAATATGACGATCTTGTTCTCTAATATTGAGTTTCTTTTTAAAACTTTTCTATCAGACGGAAAACACTTATCTCATTCTCCTATAGGAAGGCTTTCTTTCAAAGAAGAAGCAGCTGGTAAGTTAAGGATATTTGCCATGGTTGATATAATTACTCAATCATTGCTTCGTCCTTTACATGACCAGTTGTTTAGTCTTTTTAAGAAAATTCCCAATGATTGTACTCACGATCAAGACAAAGGATTCAAAATGGCTTGTGATCTTTCGATCAAGCATAATTGTTCCTTCGGTTTTGATCTGACAGCTGCAACAGATAGATTACCTATTGTTACTCAAGTCGCTGTACTTAATTCCCTTTATGGTAATGGTATCGGTGATCTTTGATCTAATATATTAATTAATCGTGATTACTTAATCGAGACAGACGATTATGATCTGCCTGATTCAGTTCGTTACACCGTGGGTCAACCTATGGGAGCACTTTCTTCTTGAGCTATGTTGAACTTGGTTCATCATCTTATGATCCAATACATAGCTTTTGAATTGGGTAAAACCAAGGTAGGTGACTGATACCTAGAGTACGTTGTGTTAGGGGATGATTTAGTCTTATTTGAGAAAGATGTAGCAGATAGATACTTAATCCTTTGTAAGGATTTAGGTGTTTCTATCAACTTATCTAAATCGATTATAGCTGAATCAAAACCTGTAGTAGAATTTGCCAAGAGAACTGCAGTGAACGGGGTCGATGTTTCGGCACTCCCTTTCAAAGAACTATTATCTTGTAATAATTTCTTTGGAAGGTTAAGTCTTACTTCTAAGCTCGTTCACCGAGGTTGAGGAAAAAATCTTTTTAAGATTCTTTCCATAGGTAATCGTACCAAAGTTAATAGAACTATTGATATTATTTACCCTCTTGTCGGATTCTTAACACAATCTTACCAGCTAGGTAAGATTTCGTTATCTCATGTTTTAGGTCTAACCACTAGTAGTGATCATCCTCTTTCATTCTTTGGTAGAAATATTAATTGAATGAAACCAGGATTAATCACAAAAGTTGTTAGTACTTATTTAAGTACTTCAAAATTTGATACTAGCATGATTCCTCGTAAAGAGGTTTTCCACTCAGCGGTT